GATATAGTGTCTGCTAGAACAAATTGAGTATATGTCCAGTTCTTAGAATTAAATTCATGCTCGTCGTATCCTCTTTCATCAAGATCCCTCCAATTTGGAATCAAATAGGGTGAAATTTTAGCAAATGTCTCATCGTATTTTTTGCCTTTTGATATCTTATCTTTTATGATTTTTCTGATCTTAGCAGAAACCCCAATGGTTGGGATGAATAATTGAATAGCAGGATCGCCATTTTTTGGAATTAGATTAAAATACCCATTCTCTCTATCATAGAACTTAATAACCTTTGGATCTAATTTAAAAGAGGAAAGAATTCCAGATGTTAATTCAATATCAGATGGAATAGGGCAATCTCCTTTACCACACTCTTTCTTAACTGGGATAAAAATTCGGTTCTCTCCCTTTACAAACGTTAGATCTCGAATTGCCATGAATATGTAAAATCTATCTTCCTGATAGATGTCCATATAATTTAGAGTCCCTTCTGACCATTTTAACGAGCAACACTTTGAAATTATGTGGTTAATCTTGTCGTCTATGTTAATTGGATCATTCTCGTCTATTGTGGAAAAATGTCGAATCTCTCCAACCTCTGCAGATCTAATGCTCATCTCTATTCCTGGAGGATATCCGAATCCACTGGATGGTAAATTTTCTATAGGGAGTTTTTTCCAAGGGGATTCCATTCCTTGAATAGATGCCATTTCTTCTACATATGATGCTTTTCCTAGGGATTTTTCTGGTTCTACCTGTTTTGGAAGATCCGAATAATCAAGTCCACTTTCCTGTTCTTTTTTAGCTAGTTGTTCTAAAGCAATTTGATCTAGATTATTATCCATGGTTTTTTTATATTTTATCTATCTCTACTTGTAGTATCTAGAATAAAATATGATTCAAAAAATGAATAAGATTTAGGTGTTTTTATTTAAACGCCTCGTAAGTAAGATATACAACAACCAAAAACAGCCTGAAATTGAATAAAAAACTGCATCTGCAACCCAATATGAACCGCTCAGATCCATTATTAGTTTGAATAGTGCGTCGTACCCAAACGGAAGAAAAAACATCGCTAGCATAAGCGAGGTATCTTTGTAGAGGGTTAGTCTTTTTTCTTTCTCTTTTAACTTCTTGATTGTTTTTACTATCACCGTCGTCCATGGGTTAATCCAGATGGCTTCTTAAATGCTAAGCAAATAAAAAGGCTTATCGGTAGGATAAGCCTTTTATATATCTATTTATTGATTTTTGATTAGTTAAAGATGTCTTCGAAATAATCTGCTCTAAATTCTGCAGTTATTGGATATAAACCTCCTGGATTTTCATAGCTTAAAGGCATAGCATCGATTGCTTTAGTAGGGAAACAATTTAAGAATTTCATTCTTCTAAAAACATCTCCTTGTTTATTAAATATACTAACTAAGAGATAAGCCCCACCAGCATAATTGGATTTAATTCCCATTGCACCTGTTAGTGGATTATAAACTAGATCTGCCCATTGTCTTAATGTCTTATGGACATAGTTTGAATTGTTGTCGTCCAAATTGGTTTGGAATGTGATTCTAAGTTTAGCCCCAGTATCTGCTACCCCAGCTCCTGCGTATCTTCTTCTAGCAAATTTATAAAACTGCTCAACCGGTGTTGGTGTTTTATCTACTTCTAATCCGCGTATTTCCGTGATATTTTCAACCAATAAGCTTCTTCCGCCATTTCCTGCAGGATTTGAAACTGCAGCAGGAGGCTGAATAATAACCTCAAACTGGTTTAAGTACACCGGTTCGTATAGGCTTACTGCTGCTTTTGCACTAGTAAAATGTGGTAATCCTGCCATTTTTTAATTTTATTATAAGAATATGTCGTCAAAATAATCAACCGCCCATTGAACCCTTAAAGAGAATAGGTTTTGGCCTGAGTAGCTTAGATCCATTTGTGTCAACGGAGTCATAATAAAGCAATCTTTACATGTTATTCTTCTGTGAACATCACCTGCTTTATTAAATACACTTACTACAATAGTTCCTGTATAATCTTTTTTAAGTCCAAGCGCTCCAGTAAGTGGATTATAAATTAAATCCGCCCACTGTCTCATCGTCTTGAAAACATACATTGAGTTATTTTCATCAAGGTTAACCTCGAAATTTATTGATAGATCAAATCCAGTTTGTGTTGGTTTTGCTCCAGCATAATATCTCTTAGCGTTTTTATACATCTGGGTAACCTCTTGAGGTGCCTGATCTACTGCTAATCCTTCAACACTTTTTACGTGCTCCAATAGAATGTTACCATTATTTGGATTTCCCTGAGGGGGTACTATAGCAGCAGGAGGGGAGATCAATACCTCGAACTGGTTAGTAAAAACCGGTTCAAACTTATTGACCGCCGCCTTAGAAGATGTATAATGTGGTAATCCTGCCATTTTTTATTTTATATATTTCCTTTTAGGCTTTTCCATCAAATTAACTAAATTGGATGAATCCTCCTGAAGCAATGCCTCCTGTTCTAGCAACTGTCATTCTGTTAATGAACTTGTGAATGCCTCTTGCTGGTTCGATAATGATATCGATAATACCGATATTCTGATCGATAATAGCAGGTGTATTGTTCGAAGAATCCATAATTGTTAGGAAGTTATAAATACCTCCAACGTTCTTAACACCACTTAGATAATTATCAACGATTGTCTTAACCTCAAGTCTGATTGAATCTTCGTTGAAATCAAATATGTAATTAGCTAAGATATCTTCTACGCTCTCTTCAAGAGTGATCAATAAATCTCTAACATGTAAGTTATTAAATGCTGAGTTAGTTCTTTGATATCCTGTTTGGTTACCAAATATTACTAATCCAATATTTCTTTTTCTTACAATCGGGTTAATTCCGAATGGCTCTAAGTAATCTCTATCTTCTTGAGAAAAATCATACTCAAGTCCAACCAAGTTAGATCCTGAAAGTACTCCTCTTTTTTGACCAGCCACGATTGAATAAGGTTCGCCTGTAACAAATTTTCTAATGAAATTGTTACTTACGTGTGCTGCTGGTGGAATGTTAAAGTTCTTACCGTTCTCTCTAATAGTTAAGAATGGTGCAAAAACGCCGCAGAATTTAGCTCCGTTATCTTCGTTAGGAAGTGTAAATCTGTACGAAGGATTAAGATCAAGATTACCGCCGTCTGCAATATATTTTGCATTTAATAACGGTGCTGGATCTGTAGCAGATGGAGCAGAAGTAAATCTAGGATCAACAGAGTTTTTAAATTTCTCCATTGAAGGAGCATTGATCAATGCTAGACATTTTTGTCTAGATTTTGCAAGATTTGCCAATTGTTGTTTGGAATCTGTTTGGATTTGACCATCAAATGTGTCTACAACGTATCTGAATGTGATAATATTTCTGTCTGACAGTGTCTTAGCGATATTAGTTTCTGTTAATACGTTTAAGATTTCATCCAATCTATCATCATTACCGTTTGGCTTATGTGTATTCTTTAATTGAAATCCAGGAAGGTATGTGAAATTAAGATTTGTTACAAACTTATGAATAGGTTTGAATTTGTTAATTTTTTGTCCTGAGTAAATTTTTATTGGTCTATCTGCTGTAACATATACACTATATGCTCCTGGACCAGTTGTATTTCTTTTAGCTTCAATGATTCTAGCTAATCTATTTGCTCCTGTTAAAGGATCAATATCTTCAGAAACTAGAAGATCACCTACTGATAATTCAGTTGCAGTAACATTTAATAATGTCAATTCAACTTGAACATTAGGTGTAGGTATAGATTCAATGTCTATAAATTGATTTAAATTTCCGGCTAATGAAACAACGTTTAAATCATATCCATGTTGATCGATTGTATCACCAGATCCTGTTGCATTAGTAAGATAACTTAACCCTGTTCCAATTACAGTTTCTGATGTTGTTAAGTCCGAATCAACATATGCTTTTAGTTCAAGAACTTCAAATCCGTCTCTGTCAATAGATTTTTCAAGTTTAATATATTGAACGGAAGATCCGTCATATGTTTTATGTATAACATCTGCGTCACTGATTAATCCTCCATCCCAATCGGTATAAACCTTAGATTCAGCATATCCAAAGTAATTAAAGTTACCAATAGTTTGGTTTCCTATAACTACCGGACTTCCCAAAGATCCTGGGCTAGTTTCAATTGGATCTACAATATCAAAATAATCAGATTTACAGAATTGGTATTTTCCTGCTGCTAAATTCGTTTCGTGATAAGGTCCAACCAAGTGATTTGCAGATTTGAACAATGGATGAGACCATTTAATTCTAACCTGAACGTTTCCTGGTGCTACCGTAACTTCTTTAACTTCTTCGATTTTTAATTTAATTATATCACCATCTGCGAAGTATTTTCTTGCATCAACATTGCCTGCTAAAGTTGATGTTACTTTTCCTAAAATAAATTTAGGGCCAGTTGAAGTTGAGGTTGTTGCTAAAAATTCTTTTAAAGCGGTTTTTCTGTCTCCTGCTGTTGCACCCTGGAAGTTTGTTTGGATGTAAGGCAATCCACTATCTGAATTTTGATAGTTATAAACTGCAAAATCTGCTGAGCTAACCCCGCTAACTCCAGGATTTGCAAATGAATCTTCATAAGTTGTTCCGACCTCAAGTAATTGAGAATAAGGAGATACGTTGTCACTTACTGTTTGACTGTTTACGCTATATGAGAAATCCGCAATTAAAGGAGCGCTATAGCTTAAGAAATCTATATTGTTAATCTGAATAGCTCCTGGATCTAATGCCCCAGTTAAGTGGTGGCCTACTAGATCTATGAAAGAAGTGTTGCTTTCAAGATCATCAAGAGCTTCTTCGTTTACTGCACAAAGAATGCCTGTTTGACCAACTTGATTGTTAACCAATGTCTTAATGTATTGTGTTATACCATTTTGATCGATAAAATCAGGAATTAAACACCCGGTTGTTGATAAAACAACGTTTACCTCTTTTAAAGATAAGAAATCATCTATTTTAGATTTTATAAATCCTTTAGAAGTGAAATAGGAAGAATACACAGGGTCTAATGCAAGATCTGAATATTTTGACCAATTTCCACTAACTGCAATAACGTCTATGAAATAATCAGAGATGTAATCGTAGGGATTCATAAAGCTAGGAACATTGTTTGCTCCAAAGTATTCTTGAGCTGTGATATCAAATCCTTTAATAGGAATTCTAGCGTCAAGAGACTTTTTAATTATAATGCTAACTGGATTTTGGCTAAGATTAACTAAGCTAAATAATTTGGACTGTTCCGTAGTATCTATTGTGGCAAGAAGCATATTCGGATCAGGGAACCAAAATTTTTCCTTATTATAATAAGAAGAAACTAATTTATCCTGCTTTGGTAAAAGTGCGTTTGATCTAGTATAATCGTCCGTAGAGTTTGTACCATTGGATTCATCAGTATCAAGAGAAAAAGCTCTATATCTAGCAACGTCCGAGCCGTTTGCTACATCTGGAGTTCCTGTTTCAGTAACTGTATTGTTTAATTTAAGCAGATTCAAAGCAAAAACAGGACCACTGTTTAAGCAAGTGAATATTGATCGATGAAAGAATGATCCTTTTTTCTCTAACGCTCTGTCAATGTCACCAAAAACTTTGAGAGCTGTCTGAATGTCAGGTACATAAACCGGGGTGTTAAAAGGCCCTTTGGTCGAAAAACCAACTACCAATCTAACAGTTTGAGGATTTACTACAATGTTTTCAGAAGCGTCAAATTCTAAGGTATAGACACCAGAACTTTTAAAAACGGATAGATCCAGAGTTAACTTCTTTGCCATTTTGTATTTTTTACTTGTATATATCTTTTTAGAGGGAGAACTTTAGAGTCGCCTCAGAGTCCTTCTCTTTAACTATATATCAAATAATTCATCAAAAGAAGTCTTTAAAAACATTATAAGTTTCCATTTCCCTAGATGTGGGATCTCCTATCATGCCATTCTCTCCTAATTCTCCCATTTTTTTGCTGATGGCATTTTTGTATTTTTCTGAGATTGTGTCGTAGATATCCATGACTAGGTAGTTAAAATCTTGGTACTCAAATACCGAATTTGCAACCACAAGGGTCATTGCTATATCATCCTTTCCAACCTGGCTTTGGTATATTCCCTTGCTTGTTTCTCCAAAGTTACTTAATTCCAAAATAGTTGTTTTTTCTGTTGGAATGATCCTAGAATTTCTTGTGTTTATCTTAAGATCTTCACAATACTTTTCTTTGGTCTTTGGTGTCATTTTTATTCCCATTTTCATCTGTCTAGAGCTTTCTGTATGTCGGGTAAAGACTAGCATTTCGGAGAAGAATTTCTCGCCAACAAGAAGCTTTTCTATTAAATATTCCCCTCTGTAATCCACCTCTATCGCTACTTTTACCTGGTCTGGATTAAAAACCTCAGTGCAAAGAAGCTCTAAAAACACCTTTAATTCTTCTATCTGAATTGTATTTGATTTATAAAGACCTACTTGTAGAAGGGAGAAAAAATCAGATTCATCCTCAAAAAATTTCCTATCTTCAATAAGAGCAATTGGTTTGGGTGACACCTTTAGAATATTAACTGCTGTATAGTCACCCCCTCCTCCTCCTGCGGTATCGACTGCAATTACAAATCTTTTATTCTCCCCATCCTCCCAAAGATTGGTTGGATTAAAATTAGGATGCCACTTAAGATCGCTATAATCGACTATTGAATTTTGAAACGGAAGAAGTTCCTTATGAACAAATTCAACTTCGGTCTTTTTTAGTTTTTTAAGTGTATATGAATCAAG